CGACCAAGGCGATGTCATCTCCTACAATACAGGCACGAGTAAATGGATGAGGAATGGAGGGCTTCAGCAGCTCCTCGCGCGATTCAAAGCAAGCGGAACGGGCGCACAGATGTACGACACCCTCAGCGATACGACGAAGGGATACGTAGATGTACAGGCTACAAGTGCCAAGATTGGACTTGCTGAAACGACTATTGATATATCACAGACAAGCCCAGGAGCTATGACCTTCGGGGTCGCGGCCGGTGGCTCAGGAGTTGAAACGCAATACAATGCCGCGTTTTTAAATGGTCAGACTACGGCAGGAACTGCGCACCTTCTACTTAAAAGCGGAACAGAATTTAGGCTAGAGAACGCAGGAGGGTATGAAACATGGTTAAGACAAAACCCCTCAGCAGCCGCGAACATTACAGTTGGTCTTCCTGCTACGGGTGGAACGCTTGCCTTAACTACTGACATTCCAAGTGTACCTGTTGATAGCGTCAATGGACAGACAGGGATTGTCGTATTAGATACTGATGATATAGCGGAAGGAACAAATAAGTACAACGTTCAATCCGATTGGAACGCTTCATCAGGATTGGCTGTCATTCTGAACAAGCCAACGCTTACAAGCGGTACGGTTACATCAGTAGCGATGACTGTTCCAAGTGCATTTGCTATTAGCGGTTCACCGATTACGACTTCAGGAACGCTTGCGCTTTCAGTAGGTGGCACAGCAGCAGAATATATCGACGGAACAGGTGCGCTTCAAACGCTTCCGCAAGGTGTAACGTCAGTAAGCGGAACTGCACCTATCGTAGTGACGGGAAGTAATACTCCTACGGTATCTATAACAGCCGCTACAACGAGCGCGGCAGGTTCTATGAGCGCAGCAGATAAGACAACGCTTAATAGCCTAGCATCCGCATACGAAGAAACCGAGTTAGTCACAGGACAGAATACCCTGATGCTCACTTCCGTTAGTGTGGCTTCGAATAAAATTGTGGACATTATGGGTGATGCATTGGCTGATGCTAGCAACGCCAACAGCAAGAAGTTTATAGGTTTTCACACGGGTATTGGCGATTGCGTCTTGCAAGGAATGGTCGATGCCGTCTCTGCAATTAGTGGTGCAACAGCAGGCAGCCCTCTTTGGATTGGCGCGAGTGGTGTTTTTAGTTCAGCAGCACCAACAACTACCAACTATTACTCACGAGTAGTTGGTCATTACATAGGTACAGGTCAAGGAGGAGAAGAGTTAGTTTACTTTAATCCTTCCCAAGATTGGGTTCAAATTAGTTAATCATGGCAGAAATTTCAGGAGTTCCAACAGCGGACATAGACAACGTAGACGGCTTCTTTACTACTCAAGGTGGAGGAGGGGTTTCTCCCGATAGTCTTTTAACGGGTGCGGGTACTATGGTTGCATTTGCACCGAGCATTCGTTTCTATCCGTCAATAAATTATGAGTTTAACAAACGCTGCTACAGTAGCCATTCCTTTACGAAATTGTCCGCAAGTGCAGATTATCAAGTAGTTTGGGGTATTAAGTCGGACGGTACTTTGTGGGTCTGCGCGGTAGAGAATGGGTACTTTAGTGGGGCTAATCCAGTTGTTGACCAAGATGGTGAATGGCATCAGTATGGTACGGACATGGATTGGACAGATATAAGTTCGGGAAGACAATGTTTTGGGGCTATTAAAGGAGGGGCGTATTATTTCCTAGGAAGGAACAATGCATACCAAGAGGGAAACGGGTCGAATGCCACGCGAATTAATTGGACTTTAGCGAACAACTCTTTGACATGGGCGCAATGTGCATTGGGTGAAACGCATACAGTTCTTCGTACTTCAACGGGTGAGGTATATACGTGTGGTCAAAATTTCAGTTACGCAACGGCACAAGGCACGACTTCAGGTTACACTACAGTCTTAACAAGAGAAGACAATTCATTGACTAGCGTAACGTGGGTAGGCGCGGGTAACGCTGATTCAACAGCGGTTATCGGTGGGGAAATATATTTTACGGGTCAAAACTCTGGTCCACACGCGGGATTCCAAAGCACTTCGCAAAGTGATGTCAATGGATTCACGGCAGTAAGTGCAGCAATTACAGACGTAGTTTCTACGCATCATCAATCTAGATATAGCCTAATTGCTGTAACTACAAATGGAAGTATTCGCTTTGCGGGTTCTGCAAATTCGCGTTGTAGACCTGACAACATTAATTCAAATCAGCTATCCGCAACAAATCAGCTATCCATACTTACGGGTGCGGGTACGGGTTGGACGTCATTTTTTGGAACTGCGTCCGATTCATCGGGAAACGTTTACGCGGGTGTCGGTATCAAGTCAGGTAGTATGCATATTGGCGGGGGTATTTCACAAATACAAGGCTTGACTAATAACGCTATAACAAATGGCTATTGGTCATCACTAACAAATTCAGGAACGCCTAGCGCGGGTTCAATTGGAGAAACTTTAATGGTAGTATCATGGTCTTAGAAGGAACATATAGAGTAGAAGTCTATGAAGACACAGACTTTTCTGCTACGTGGACGGATGTTGCAGTACCGTTTATGGCTTGGTGCTACGACCAAGATTCGTTAGAAGAATGCGAAGAAATCGATGGTTTGTATTTTGCAACTTATAGTACGTGGGTAGTAACTAGCCCACAGACTAGGACTTACGTAACGGGAACGGGAACAGAAACAATAACAATTCCCGTAGGGGAGTACGGAATACGACCGTGAGGACGTATGAAGAAATGGTGGCGCTGGGTTGGTTTCCTGAAGAGCCGATTGAATGAATTTGAAATTCACTAAATTGCACCCATGAAGGTCACAATTCAAAAGACTTGCAAGCTTGGTCCTAAGACATGGAAGGCCGGCGACGTGGTAACTGTCACAAAGGAATTTGCAACGGAATTAAAAACCGGCGGATACCTTGACAAGCCAATTAAAAAAGAACCCCAAAAAACTGAGAAATAATGGCCGTATTCAACGGAACAAATTTAGGTGTATACGTCGGCGGCGTTATTATCGCAGCGGCTACGGATTGCAGCCTGTCCCTTAACATGGACACAATTGATATCACAACCAAAGACAGCGCTGGCTATCGTGAACTACTCGCGGGATTGCGTAGCGGTTCAATGTCTTGTAATGGTTTGATTGATTATCAAAGCAGCAACACCGACACCGTCGACCTTGTGTCAGCATGGACGAACCGCACTTCACTCACTTTGAAATTCAGCAATGAAATAACAGGTGACCAGTCTTATACGGCCAGCGGTTTTTTGACTTCATTGGAGCAGTCAGGCGGCACAGAAGACACAGCGACCTACAGCGCAAGCTTTGAATTGACCGGTGTTGTCACTCCTGCCACTATCTCCTAATGATTGAGATAAACGGAACGGATTACCCGGTGCGCTTTTCAATGAAGGCGCTCAAGAAGTTTGAACGCAAGACGAAGGTGAATGTATTTGCCTTGTCTGACCCGTCCAAATTAAGCGCAGACGCTTGCAGCTTTCTTTGCTTCGTTGGTGTAGAGTGTGGATGTGATTTTGAAGGCCAAGAGTTCACAATGAGCTTGGAGGAATTCGAAAACCACATAACGCTCGGACACGTAACCCAATGCTTTGAAGCACTGGGCGAATACAGCGACCAAAAAAAAGCGTAGGCGAAACTCAAGCGCTCACATGGCGCGACGTTATAAAGACGGGGATGGGCTTACTTGGCCTGTCCCCTTCTGCGTTTTGGTCAATGACCTTTGGCGAAATAGGCGCGGCGAGTGAAGCCAAAAGCGAACACGATGAAATTCAACAACGAGCAGAATGGGAGCGCGCAAGATGGCTTGGCGTTATCATCATGCAACCGCACCTTAAAAAAGGGCGTAACTTGAAACCGAAAGATTTAGCGGTTTTTCCTTGGGAAAGCACACCCTTAAGAGGTAGCAAGATGTCCAAGGAGGAACTTTTTGAAGCAATACAACAACGCGACGGATGGCAAAACTAAACGACCTCATTGTAACGATTGGATTGAAGACTAGCCAGTTTGATAAAAAGCTGGGGGAATCCATGTCTAAAATGCGGAATTTTGGCAGGAACACCAAAAGACTCGGACGGGGATTAAGCGCCGGACTAACCGCACCCCTTGCCGCTATCGGGGCAACATCCTTTCAAGTTGCCGCAGCCTTTGAGCAGTCAATGGCCAAGGTCAAAGCCGTTTCAGGTGCTACCGGTGAGCAGTTTAAAAGCCTTGAAAATAACGCCAAACAACTCGGCGCATCTACACGGTTTACGGCTTCCGAGGTTAGTGCGCTTCAACTTGAGTACGCAAAGCTGGGTTTTTCAGCGGACGAAATTACGCAGGTAACACAAGCCACGTTGAACCTTGCACAGGCTACCGGCTCAGACCTTGCGCAATCCGCTGAGGTTGCCGGTTCTACTTTGCGCGCGTTCGGGATGGACGCAAGCCAAACGGGAAAGGTTACGGATGTAATGGCCGCCGCGTTTAGTTCCTCGGCGCTTGACCTTGAGAGTTTCCAAGACTCGATGAAGTACGTTGCGCCGGTTGCTAAGGCCGCCGGTGTTTCATTGGAAGAAGCCACGGCGATGCTTGGACAGCTTGCTAATAACGGTATCAAAGGCAGTCAAGCCGGCACATCCTTACGGAGGATTTTACAAGAGGTTGCCGGTACAGGTTTGGACTTTGGTACGGCTATGCAGAAAACAGCCGACGAGGTTATAAACTTAGCCGACGCAAAAGATGAGGTTGGCCGTACTGCTTCGAGTGCTTTCCTTGTTTTAAAGGAGGGCATGAAAGATGTTGATGGCTTGACGGAGTCACTAAAGAAAAGTAAAGGCGCAGCGGCAGGCATGGCCGCCACGATGGACGACACTGCCGAGGGTGCAATGAAGCGGATGCAGTCGGCTATAGAAGGCGCACAAATTGAAATTGGTTCTGCACTTGCTCCGGTGATGACGGAGTTAGCCGGCAAGATTTCAAGCGTGGCAAATGCCTTTACAAACTTGAGCGACAAAACTAAAAAATACATTGTAGCAGGCGCGGCAATCGCTGCCGCCATTGGGCCGCTTATGATGATTTTGCCGCCGCTTATCTCTGGGCTTTTGGCTTTGATTTCTCCTGTTGGTTTGGTGATTGCCGGCATCGTTGGGCTTGCCATTGCAGTCGTGACGTTCGCCGATGAGGTAGCCGGTCCGATTGCTTCGGTGATTAATATGTTTATCACGATGTACAACGAACTGGGATTGGTTCGTGCAATATTCGGAGGGATTAAAGGCGTGGCGCTGGGTGTGTTTACTTTCCTTTACACAGGATTCCAAAGGTTAGGAATGGCCATCACCGGCGTTTCTGATATTATGCTGGCGATTTTTGCCGGTAACTTTGAGGAAGTGCCTGACATCGCCCGAAAAGCATTTGATGACATCGCTGATAGCGTTGTTGAAATGGGCAAGACAATCGCGGATGATTTCGTGGAATCTGTCACCAACGAACTCGAAAGGGAGCCGTTTGATTTAGTGACTGATGCAACAGTCGCCGAAGCCATTAAAAGGCTTGGAGATTTAGGCAGCTTAATACCTTCCGCAATTTCAAACGGCGCAACGTCAGCCGGTGGAGGGCCTGCAAATCCAAAAGCCATTCAAGCCGGTCAAATTGGTACAGGTGTAGGAAGCGCGCAACTGATGGGGCAACCCAGCGCCGCCGCTGATGCTCAATCTGAACTAAATGAGCAGATAGGAATCAGCATTAGCATGGCCCCACAAATGGAGGCGGCTTACGCAGGTATAGGCATGGCAATGGGTGGGCTTATCACCGGCACGATGAGCCTAACAGATGTTTTTGCAGGCGCTATTGCAGGGCTGGCAAATTTACTTATTGATTTAGGCGCGCAATTTATCGCCGCAGGTGTAGCGGCACAGGCTTTTTTCATTAACCTAATAGCAAACCCAGCCGTTGCAATTGCTGCCGGTGTTGGTTTGGTTGCTGCTGGCGCAGTGATAAAGGGGCTACAACAAAGAATGGAGAGTTCTCCGCCGGCATTGGCAAAAGGCGGCTTAGCTTTTGGCCCTACGATGGCGATGGTTGGCGACAACAAAAACGCTGGAATTGACCCGGAAGTAATCGCACCTTTGAGCAAGCTTAAAAACATGATGGGAAGCGGACAAAATGTAGTTGTCACCGGTAAGATTTCCGGCCGTGATATCCTGCTCACTAGCGAACGAAATGCAATAGACCGAAACCGTGTAAGAGGATTCTAAAATGGCTGACCCAATAAGACTCTTTGCAGAGTTTACCGATGACCAAGGTTATGATTGGCGCGTAAACATCCACGACGCTTTGCACGCTGCCGCTGCAACCGAGTTCACTCTAGGTGCAGATGGTTTTGTACTTCGGTATTCTGGCGACAATGAAAACCGTTATCAACCCGTCATCGGTAGCGAGGTTACATTCACCCTGATGGAGCAGACCGCCACAGAAACGGCATTTATGGACTTGCTATCGACGGCGGCAGAGAACCGTTTCAGCGTGAGCGTAATAAAGAACCCGGACACATTTCCCACGCTTTGGTGGGGCGGTGTGATATTGCCGGAACAAGTAACAAGGCCAGACGGTTATTTTCCTATTGCAAACACCATCACGGCAGCCGATGACGTTGGTAATTTATCGGCCATCGACTACAACAATGACGGCGCAGCATACACCGGCCAAGCGTCTGCGCTTCAGCACGTCGCGAATTGCTTGCTAAAAACCCGTTCAACCCACCTATGGGGCACGGATGATTTTTTGCTCTACGTCAACGACTTTGAAAGCATAGACTACACCGGCGACAATCAATTTAAAGACACAAGAATCGCGCATTCCAGTTTCTACAACCCGGACGAAAACGGCGTTAACCAATATTTCACAGCTCTTGATGTGCTTGAGAATTTCGCGCTTGTATTCAATGCGCGCATCTTTCAGAGCGAAGGCAAGTGGTGGTTTCTCCCGGTAGGCGCTCAATTCAATTCGACTGAATTGCTCGTTCAAGGAATTGAAAAGGATTTCACCGATTTACAGGAGCAGGATATAAGCGCCGATAAACCTTTTGCAGCTTCGTTTTTCACGAAGATGAATGGGTACGAGTTTAGTAACCTGATGCCAACCAAGAAGGTAAAGAGAACGCGACAATACGACGGTAACCAGCCTTTAATCATTGAAAACGTTTTAACCAAAACGGAATTCAACACCCAGCTTGACGATACCAATATTGACTATCTCGCAACCAATCAACTTTTGATTTCGGGCGTGTTCAATTACGAATATGATGGCGACGGGGCAACCACGGGCGACGCAAGAGTAGGCCGGGTTGAATTGCAGTTTGAACTCAAATGTGGCAACCAGTATTTGAAACGAAACGCGGCCTATGCTGGTACGGTTAACGAGTTCCAACTTGTTCCCGGTGAGTTATTGCAATACACGGGCAACAGCTACGGCGCAGCCTCCTGGGAAACGTCAGCGGAAAAATGGCACGAGGTTAGCCCGGTATTCGACACCAACGGAGGAGGTGATTTTACCATCCCCATCAACATACTCACGCCGCCGCTTCCATCGGATGAAACCGGGCTAGAATTAACCGTAACCCTTCGCGGCGTTAACTACGAAGGCAACACAGACACCAACCTAACAAATACAAGCGGCGCGCTTTACAGCATCACGCTTTTGCGCGTTGACTTGACCGGAGACGCTGCGCTAGGTGACCAACAAGGATTCACAGCGGTAAACTCTGACAACTGCCGGCATGATATCGACCAAGGCATTGCTTTACTGGGTGACTTGGACACGGTGAACAGCATTGGAGTTGTTCGGGTAATTTCCGGAGGGAATGCGATACCTTCAAGCGGATGGCAAAGCTTGAACTACACCGGCACAGGCTTAGGGATACACCGGTTAGGAGTGCAGGAAGTTTTAGCCGGTCAGCGCAAAGCCACGCGGATACAACGCGGCGAAGTGTTCGGCAGACCTATTGGAATGTATCAAGTCATCGATGACACGGACGGCACTTATGCGCTGTTTGAAATGACGTACACGGCTCGGCCATGCATGAATGAAGTTGAAGCTTGGAAGCTCGTACGCGACACGTCTACAACCAGCGTAACAGATGGCCCAATCATTGATATATCAGTGCCTATTTCAGCAAGCTTTACCAATTCGACCGGGGGAGTGTTTGAGGCAATCAATAAAACGTTAGGGCTACATGTTACCAACTACGGAAGCAGACAGGTTACAAGGGTGCTGGATATCGTGAACAGGGATGAACTGGTTACCACGATTGCCCAGGTTGAATATATGATTTTCAACTCTTGGACAGGCCCGAATGGATACAGCACAATTTACTTGCCTACGGTAACGAATAACGAAGGGCGAACGATTCAATTTCATTCTGATGAGTTAATCACAGCGAACACCTATGTGCGGCTTTTACCAAGTACGTCTGACACAGGCGTAACGGTAGATGGCGCGGCAGGCCATTATTTTAACCGCGCTTATGATGGTATCACTATCTTGTGCCACGGGGGGCAATGGTATATTATACAGAAAAAAGAGAAGTAATGGATTGGCAAATATGGGCGGCAGTTCTGCCGGTGATTGTGGGAATTGTGGGCGTTTGGGTTAACCTCAACAGCACGGTGGCCCGTTTAAAAAGCAGGGTGATGCAATTGGAAATAACACAAGACGAATTTAAACAACTCGCAAAAGAGTTGCTTATCAGCATTCACAAGATTGAAATCATGTTGGCCAAAATGGAAAAAGAATGATGGCCTGGCTAATCCTCATAACCATAGGCGCGAACATGGCTTACAAAGTCCGTGAGTATGGCCGCGCCGATGTTGCGGATATCCTCATTGGAATTATGGCAACCTTTCTAATTTATGAAGCACTTTAATTACAGCGAATTTGATTGCAATTGTAGAACCTGCAAAAAGCATCACCTCACCAAAGGCGAGGACGAGATGGACGAAGATTTTTTGCAGATGCTCGACCATGCGCGCGAACTTAGCGGCGTTCCCTTTGTTATCAATAGCGGCGCTCGCTGCGAGGCAAACAACAAAACCGCAGGAGGGAAAAAGAACAGCGCCCATTTAACGGGCTGCGCGGCGGACATCCATTGCACCGACTCCCGGTCACGTTGCTACATCGTTGGGGCACTTTTGGAGGCCGGTATCAACCGAATAGGCATTGCGCCCACCTTCATCCACGCAGACAACAGTTATGACGCTGAACACAGTGAGGACGTTATATGGCTTTATAACTGATGCAACACCGGCCACGACTATCACCACAATTGTACAAGGCCCTTGAGAGCCTGCGCGAAGATGAGCGCCGAATTTTAGTGGTGGGGGATTTGCACCTTCCATTTTGCAAGCAGGGTTACAGGGCGTTTTGCATTGATACATATGAGCGCTACAACTGCAATCAAGTTCTATATATCGGAGATATTTTAGATAACCATGTAGCCAGCTTTCACCAGTCTGACGTTAATGGTATGGCAGGAGGGCACGAGTTAAAACAAGCCATTAAAGAGGTTCAAAAATGGTCTGAGGCTTTCCCGGTCGCAGACGTAACCATAGGCAACCATGACCGCATCATAATGCGCAAGGCGTTCAGTTCTTCCGTGCCGCGTGAATGGATAAAGGACTACAACGAAGTTTTGGGCACGTCATGGAATTGGGTTGAGCGCATCGAGTACGATGGAGTGCAGTACATCCACGGCGAAGCAGGACAGGCGCGAACAACTGCAAAGAATGCGATGCAAAGCACGGTTCAGGGCCATATTCACACGAGTGCTTATGTAGACTGGAACGTAGGCAACAACATGAAGACCTTTGCGATGCAGGTGGGTTGTGGTATTGACCGCGACAGCTACGCGGCAGCATATGCAAAGAACTTCAAACGGCAGGCAATTGGATGCGGCGTGGTTATAGGCGGACACACGGCAATAAACTGTTTAATGCCGCTTTAATACCTTGCACCCAAATATTCAACATGGGTGAACTTATTCAAACGTACTGGGCTGAGATTCTTTTGGGGCTTATGGCTTTCATCAAAATCATCACCAACCTAACTCCTACCAACGTCGACAACAAGGTCTTTGGATGGTTTGACGTGCTAATCAACGCCATTGTCACCGACCGACGTAAAAAGCGGAAGGACGCGAGAGAGGACGAAAAAAAGGCGTAACTTTATTGCAATGTTTTTCATAGGCGGTCTGATTCGCTGCTGATTCTGTTTTGTTGAGACGGCTTCCAAACGTGGGGGCCGTTTTTTTTGTGCCCTAAAACCTCAGCAAACACAGGGAAAGAGAAAAAACTTTCATTTTATTCAGTGCAAATAGTTGCGTAACGAAATAAATTGCCTACCTTGCGGTATAACAAAACGAACAAACACACAGCAATCATGCAATTTGAAACAGGAAAAACTTACTACAGCCGCAAAGCATCTTTAGCAGCTGTACCGTCAGGCTTCACCGTAGTAAAGCGCAACGATAAGACCATAACGATTCAAATGGGTTCAAGCTTATCGCGTCGCAGCATCGTAATCAATAGCGAGGGCGTTGAGTTGGTCAAGCAGTCAGGCCGTGCGACATGCAACAACGTCTTTGCAGACAACCGATAACATTAAACACACAGCAATCATGAATTCAATCAACCGCACCATCGCAGCAATCATCGACAGCAACAAAAGCAACAGCGAGAAAATTTCAATGTTGTACACGGAACAAAATAAACACGCATCAACTTACCACATTTCAGACCGCGCGTATTTTTCATATTTACGAGCCATAAAATCTTTGAATGCTTAAACCTAACGCCCCGGCTACGGTCGGGGCTTTATTTCCCCCACATGGAAAACCTCACAATCAAACTTAGCGACAACACGGAACTTCATCTTTCATTTGAATTGTATCCGGGTGAGTCAGGAAGCTACAACGAGCCGCCAACCATTGACATGATAAGCATTGAAACCGTTGAACTTTCTCAATATAACGGGAAGGAATATCACACGGTTAAACTCAACGGAATTGATGATACACTTTTCCCGATTGATTACGGGATGCTTGAGCATATGATAACCGAACACATACAAGACAACTGGTCATGAAAAGAAACCGATACATCTGCGTGAGAACCTCGGT